CTCTCCCGCAAGGGGAGAGGGGGCTAAAGAAGAGCGGGGGCTAAAAACAGCCACCGCCATCACCCCTCCCCTTTATCAGCTGGCGGTTTGCTGGCCGACATAGCGGCAACCAGTTGCGGCTCATCGGGTTCGGCCTGCGGGATCTGCATCTTCTTGTGAGCCCAGTCGAGCGGGATGCGCATGCCGCAGGCGGCCAGCTTGGGCAGGCTGTCGGCATAACGGCAGATATCCTCCGGCTCGGTCACATCAAACTCCAACCGGGGGCAGCGGCGCGGCCCCTGGTAGCTCTTGCCGTTCAGGGCATAGAGCGGATAGACCAGATCACGGCTCAGGGTAGCGGCCAGCTGACGCAGGTCGGCATCCCGTACCTCCTGGCGCACCTCGTTATGGACATTGCCCAGGGCATTGGTAGAGCTCTTGCCATCGGCCTGTGAGGTCAAGGTGCCCCCCAGAATAGCCTTGCTCATGGAGCGCTCGCACCACTCCATCATCACCACAAAGGGATCAGCCTGACCACTGGCGGCGTTCTGGAACTCAATCTCCATCCCGCGCGGAATAATGCCCCCGGCGTTATGACCGATGGAGAGCACCGCCTGCAGCAGGGTGGCCTTCTCTTTCTCGGTCGCCCCTTCCGGGTATTTGCCGAGCCGCACCGGCAGGCCGTAGATCTCCAGAAACTCGGCGAGATCCCGCACACTGTAGTTCTTGAACAGGAACGGCCAGACCAAAGTGCGGACAAGGCCGGTGCGGGCCAGATACCCCGATTTGGACTTGGCCTTGTGCAGCAGCCAGCCAAACGGGTTGAGAGCAACCCCTTCCTGGCTGCCGTCTCGCAAGCGCAGCTGATTGCGATCGCCCGGGTGGGTCTGGAACCAGGCGGGATCACGCCAGATGATACCCTTGGGGATTTGCAGCCCCTCGACCATCTCCCAGCCGCTGAACTCCTGGGCACTGAACCCCTTGAGCACCGCATCTGTGGCGTCAAAGATGGCATCATCCAACCAGGTGAAGTCCTCCAGCAGCTCCCGGATAAGCTCGGCATCACGCTTCTCGGCCGGGGTGGCGTTGCGGGGTGGCTCGATTGTCCAGCTCACCCCCAGCAGGGCACGGCGGCGTTTGCCAAGCTCGCTCTGCAGGTGGGCATCCTTCTCCTCCATGTCTTCGGCCAGCTCGCACTGGGCGATCAGGCCCCCTTCCTCGGCCTCTTTCAGTGCAGCAGCCGCTTTGCCTGGGGTCAGCCCGATGGTCGGATGATCGCTGTAGTGACGGCGCAGCTGGGCCAACTTGGCATCGTTCTCGGTCTGCGGCTCTTTTTCCAGGCTCATGGCTTTGCCATGGATATCAATGATCCTGCCCATTACCAGGCTCCTCGCTCATATCGGTGATAGTCATCGTTGTTGTCGCGGCCATGGTCATCACGTTTACCTGGTAGTGGGATGAACTCGATGGTGCCCCCCTCCATCCAGCTGGCCCGCACCGCCATGGCCAAGGCCACCGCAAAGTCACCGTGGCGCTGTTGGCCCCCTTGGCCTGTGTTCTTGCCCTTGTCGATCTTGGGGATGCCATTGATGACCTGGATTTTCCCCAAGTCATCCTGCACGTCTGCATGGCGAGGGATGGTCAGGTTGCCATCCTCAAACTCCGCCTTGAGCTTGGGCATCCACTCCCGATACCAGGGGTCATTGAGCATCACGCACTCAATCATCCCGGCCCCCCAACGCAAGCGGGCAGCCTCTGCCAGATAGCCGCCGTTACCGGTGGCATCGAAGGCCGCCGCAGTGAAACGGTGCAGCCCAATCAGCAGGTAGAACAGGATCTGGCGCTGGCTCTCATAGGGGGCATTGACCAGCTCCACCACAAAAGGCACCTGTTTGCGCAAGTTAGTGGCGAGGGAGAGCGGCACGAATACCGACAAGTCCCCTTTGCGGGCGAAGTCCTCCCCCAGCACATGGCGGCAACTGCGATTGAGTGCTTCCAGACAGGGCTTGAGGTTCTCCTCGCACCAAATATCCACCACTGCTTTGCGGGCCTCCTCGCTCGAGAGCTCGAAGTCTTTGGGGGCGGTAAAGCGCAGGATGGGAATATCCGGTTGCATCGCACGCTCAATCAGGGTGCGCTTGATATAAACGCCACTGCTTTGCTTGGGTACGCAGAAATACTCCTCAAGGGCATCCTCTTCGGTGGCGGTGGCCTTGAGCAGCCCCGCCTTCCAGGCATCCTCGGCTTCCTGTGTCCAAAGGCCACCCTTGACCTGGCAGATCCGACGATAGAGCCCCTGGCGGCAGGCATCGTCCAGGCTGATGGTATGAATGGAATACTCTTTACGGCCCGCTCTGCTGTCGTTTATCAGCTGGTTAAACAGGTTCTCGACGCCATTATGGGTACTGATCAACCGCACCTTGGCGCCCCACATGGTCAGCGCCATGGCGGCCTTCAACACCTCGGCCAGCCGGTCGTGGAATGCGGCCTCGTCGATGGTCACATTGCCCTGCATCCCCCGCAGGTTGGAGGGGTTGCTGGAGAGCGCCTGCACCTTGAAGCCCGAGGCGAAATAGACCACGAAGGTGAGGATCGCCTTGTCCTCGTCGTCGGTGAACACCTCCTCCTGGATCTCACCGGCCGCCTTGTTGTACGCCTTGGCCCACATCGCCACCGCATCGATAAACTCGCGGGCCATCTCCTTGTTGCTGCCCACATAGAAGTGGTGGCAACCCCCTGCCGTCTTGGTCTTGGAGGCCGTCAGAGCCGCGTCAGCAGCCTCCGCCCAGGTGATACCGGTACGGCGGCTCTTCTCGGCAATCTTGAGCGGGCTCTCGTCGGCAATCCAGATCCGCTGGTACGGCAGCAACACCTCGTCGGGGTCGTATTCGGTACCCAGGGTCTGGGCCAACTGTTGGGCGATAGGGGTCTGAGCAATGGCGGTCATCAGGCAATCCCCAGGATTTCGCGGCGTATCTCGGCGGCGGCGTCACCACTCAAGCCCGCCTGAGTCACGATGGCTTCGGTCTTGGCGGCGATCTCTTCGGCAAATGCCTGGCGGATCTCTTTCTCCCGCTTATGACTCTGCATCGCGGTCGATTCGAGCCGCTGGGCCGCCAGCATGGCGTTTTTCAGCATGTCGATATCCACCGCCTCCTCCGGGTTCTGCACCTGAGCCAGCATCGCCTTGAACAGCTGAGAGCGGCCCAGTTCCAGAATGAGCTTGGTAGTCTCTCCCATCGGCTTGTCGCCAAGCTGAGAGGTCAAGGCGGCCGTGGTTTCACGCAAATCCCGCAGGTGCTGGCCGACCTGTTCAACCTGGCTGGCATGACGGCTTAACCCGGAGCGGGAGAGCTTGAGATCATCGGGCAGCCCAGCCTCCTCGATCAGGCCGTTGATTTCATCCAGGATGGCCGCCTGACTGTTGCCCTTGTCCCGCAGCATCTCGTTGAGCGCGTTGCGGATGGACTCAGGCAGCAGCCACACCTTGCTGGCACGGCCTCGGGTCGGTTTATCGGCCATGCTTAATCCTCCGCCCTGGGCTTCTTGACGCCGGGCACCGTTGCCCGGCCCTCTGCCGCGTCCTGCCCCCGACCGGTCAGGTGAGCCACCTGCACCGTGGCCAGTCGCTCGATGCGTACCAGCCCCTGCTCTTCCAGCCAGGCCAGCAGGGTCTTCACCCGATCCCGCGTCACCCGGCCGGTACCCAGCTGGTCGAGGCAGTCATTGAGGATTGACTCGTTGGCATATCCAGCAGGGAGCGCAGGATCACCAGCCGCTGCTGGGCGTCCAATATCGCTTGAATGCTCATGGCTTCTCCTTCTGTACGGCGGCGAGCTCATTTTCCAACAGCAGATCGGCAAGGCGGCGGGCTTGGCGCAGCTCCGGCTTCACCTCCCGCAACTCCCCCCGCAGCTCGCTTATCTCCAACTGCAGCTTGTGCAGCTCACGCTCGCTCGGCAGGTCAGCCAGTACCTGCTCCACCCGCTGCACTCTCTGCACCAAGGCAGTGAGGTCTTCGCGCTTGGCGTAGGTCTTGGAGAGCAAGATGATGACCACCAGCCCCACCAGGCTGGCCAATGCATAAAGAGGCCCCCAGTTCTTAACGATGAAATCCCACACGGGTCGCCTCCTTGCGCTCATACAGGGTCTGGCACTCGATACAGCGCTCGGCACCAGGCTCGGCTACAAGGCGGGAGGTAGGGATGGCGTCGTCACAATCGCAGCAGATACCATCACCGTGTGGCCTTGCCCTGTTCTGGTGGGCTTCGATAATGCGCCCAGTCCGATCGGCATCGGCCTGCTGGGCGCGGTCTATATGGTCTGTCACATGACCTCTCCCGGAGCCCATCCATCAGGCTATTTCGCTTGCCATTTTGGCCCTGGGCAGTGCTCGAAAGCCTCACGTACTGCGTGTACGCTGCGGTTTCTGCGCGCTGTCCGAGACCAAACTGGCTGCGCCAATAACGCCTACTGGAACAGGCTCATACAGTGTTCTAACGGACGGTATGAGTCGCCTTGATGCGGCCCCAGATGGCGAGCAGGCCACCCACCGCACTGGCCAGATCCACCAGAGTGGATGCCAGGCTGGCTTGGGTACCCGCATCGACCGGCACACCGAACAGACCCGCAATACCGGCCCCCACGGCAATCACACCACCGATCACGGTGCGGCTTTTAAAGGCAGACTTCGCTTGAGGTAACAGGGAATCAGGCATGATGGGCTTCCTTCTTTTTGGGTTGAAATAACGGAGGTTGGCAATGACGGGCCCGGGCCCGCAGGCGATCCAGTTCGGTCACCGAACGCCACCCCTTCTCAAAGAGGGATTGACGGGTCTGATGGTGGCTATAGAGCGGGATCGCCTTCGGGTCAGCGATCTGATTGGCCAGAGCGGCCTTGAGATGGGCTTTGCGCCCATCCTTGAAGCAAGCGAGATAACGGGGGTTCTTGAGCTCAGGGATGCCAAAGCAGCCCGCAGCCTGGATCGCGGCCGCCGACTTCTGTTGCTTGATGGTCAGCACGCTCATGCCACCACCTCGCCAACCACGTCGGAAAGGAGGTAGCTCTGCAGACGCAGCAGCCGGTTGATCCAGCCATCGGCATTGGCCCACTGACTCGGGTCTTTGCGCACAATGCCGTGCATGAAGCTGGCCCGCTGCATCATCAGAGCCAGCAACAACTGGCCCTCGCCCTTGGCGCCCAGTTGCTGCTTGAGTCTGCCAATCGACACCGGGCCAAGGCGACCATCTGCCATCACCCCCAAGACCTGCTGCAGCTGCTGGATGGCGCGTTTCGGCCCGTGATGCACCGCTGCATCAAACACCGCGATAGAGAGGGCCGGGCTTAAGCTCGCAATCAGGTCACAGCGGGCGGGCATCCAGTAGTTCTGGCGGTAAAAGGGCTCGGTATGGGCCGGAGTCAGATCACCGATAGCGATATCGGGTACCCCACCCCGATCGAGGTCGGCCATGCCGTCCTTCTTGCCATCGGCAGCATCGGCGATGCCGTACTTGGTATGGCCACCACGGTCAGCGTGATGGTTGACTTCGCCCCCTTCCACATCGGGACGAAGCAGCCATTTAAGTGCGAGTGATAACATAAAGGCCCCTCGGTGAACTGCGTTATCAGCAGCGTACCGAGGGGCCTCTATGGCATGGGTTTATGGTGGGTTAGTGGGGATCTTGTATATATCCGGTCGCATCTGTTGTTTTATCGAAGGGGGCAAGTGTGATAGCGTCTTTCATATGTCAATATGACTGGGCAAAGTAAAATACAGTCTTTTTCGGAGAACTCTCGTGGATTGGAACGTGTTCTTTAGCACTATCAGCCAGACTTCTGGTGCAATTGTCGGTATATTCGCGGCATTTCTCATCACCAAAATCATCTCTAACCAATCTGATTTTTCAAAGTTAAAAAATGAAGCTACACATCATCTTATTGACTCAGAAACTGCCGAGAGTGAAGCAAAAACTCGCTATTTTGATTGGTATAACAAGGCAAAAAGAAATGAGGCAATAGCAAAAATAGAGTATGAAGCATTAAGTAAGCGTCAAATACCACAGGCAAATGAATGTATATTAAAATTTAAATTTTCCCCTTTTGATGATCTTGATCAGGTAAAAGTTATTATTGAAGATAAACTATCTGAGTTATCAGATAACTTAGAGGCTGAACGAAAAAGAAATGAAACCATGAAATCAATGTTTGGTAGTACATTCAGCCTACCATCAATACTGCCTACACCACCACTTGTTAATTTAAATAACAACTTAGGTGAGGAAAGAGAAATGATTGATCAACTAATCATAAAGATTGAGCGCCAAGCGAAAAAGAACGAAGCGTTATGTGCGGAATTGAAAAGTGGCGTAGATTCAGTGAATCTAGTAACTAGCTCCATAGTAGCTGTATTGATTCTTTTTTTTGTGGGTGTCATCTACCCATTAAGTTTTCTTCCTTGGCAACAAGGAAAGGATATAACTCTTTCATTGTCAGCTTTTTGGGACATACTTTTTTCCCTGCAAGGCTTCATGCTACTTTTGATATCTGTAATATTTTCCGCACTTATGATGGTTTTTTTAGTTATCAACATAAAGCTAAAGCATAGTATTGACGTAATTGATAAGATTACACACTATAGTGACATATCAAATTACTCACCACACTTGGCTAACTATAAGAAAAACAAGGTTGGCTAAATTAACCAAAATATAAACCCCGCCACAGCGGGGTTTATATTTGATATTAGTCCTCTCCTTATTCATGACCAAACAGGTCAGACTGATGCCGCAGCCGGGTCAGTTGCCGCTGCTCCGCCACCACCGCATAGGTCTGCGGTACCGACAGGCCATGCTTGCGAGCCAGCTGGTCGATATTGCGACCGTTAAACTCATCCCAGATAGCTCTGTCCCGCAGCGCAGCCTTAAGATGATCCCCGGTGGGGATGTAGTAGGCACGGCCGCCCATATAATGGGCCTGTACCAACGCCAACTTGCGGGCCTGTGCCTTGGCCTGTTCTTGCACCATTCCCCCTCTTACCAGTTCGCAGGCCAGCACATCCACCAGCTCGCTCAGGGCTTTGGGCCATTTGGCCGTCAGTTCCGAGGCCGGGATCTGATCGAGGCGATCGACCAACTGCCCCAGCGAGGCGTGATCATCGGCAAAGAGACCCTGATTTTGTTCCATGACTCCCCCGGCAAAATAGAAAAAGCGGTGCGCCGATTAGAACACAGGCCATTTTATGCGCACATTTTTTAGCGCATACTGAGTCCCTCGTTATCAAAGGGAGATTGAGACGAATGAAATGGAATGAACGCTTTAAAGAGTGGCTGCTCGATATGATGGTCATGCTGGATATGGCCCCAGCGGCCTTCTTCCCTGCCTATGCTTGCACTGTGATTGGCTTGCTGCTGATGATTATCCCCGGCTTTTTTCAACCAGACCCGATGCAATTTGCGGAGGGAACGTTGCACCTTCACATAGCACCCGCAGCAGTTTTTCGTGTGATCTGGGCTGCGCTGGCATTTATCGGCCTGATGATTATGGTCAGTGGCATCTATCTCACCCACACTCGCCTGAAAGCTCTCAGAAATCGCTTCTATTGACCTGCTGACTTACACCAAGGATGGGAAATGGCACGACGTTACTATCGACGGAGAAACCAGACACTTATCACCGGCACCGCCAGCACTATGCTGATGAGTTCCTGGTGGGGAGCTCTACTGCTGGGCCTGATCGGATATGGGCTTTTTTACTGGCTACTACCTGCATGGATCATCAGCAAGATTCAAGAAATCCCTCAGCTCACAACCGGTTTGGATATCCGTACCATGGCCTTCCAGGCTGTTGCGCGCAGACTACATTGGTCTGAGTTCGTGGGAATGGCATTCCTATGGTTGGGTCTCTTGATTGCAGGTATCAAGCTGCTGGCAACGGAGCTGGAACCGAGCCAACACCATTCAGGCCTACTCGGTTTTCTGGCTCGCTTGTTGGCGCGGTGGAGTGACTAGACAAGATGCTGGCGAATGTAGTTCAAACATCCGGGGTAGAACCCACTGCACCCCAGCCATTATGATAGTATTGTCATCTAGCCTCGCACGGGTATGTTTTGTGAGCTGCACACCCTTTCATCAAAGAATAAGTGGAAAAAAGTTACCATAATGGTAAATAATGTCAGTGCCTACACAGGGCAACCACCCGCAGAGGGCGCATCTGATGCCGAGCGTCGTCTAGCAGGTCCCCTTTATAACCCAGCCGATGTGCTGGCAGTGTTGTCAAGCGGGAGCACTATCCCATGGACAAGAGATTGCAAGAGTGACTTGCAAGGATTGGCGTTTGACGAGGCTGATATTCAACAGTTGCTGCGTGACACACTGCAGCATGGGCGGTACCTCAATTCTCAATGGTGTGTACAACGCCCAACTGGCCCTTGGGCTGCTTGTGACGCATACCAATTAGGCCGAGATGAGTGGAATGAGTACGCGTACAGGGATTTGCGCGTGGAGTACTACATCAAGTTCGCGATAGGTAAAACAGGCAAGATACTACTGTTGGTATCGGCCCACGTACCTACACGCTAGGAGGTTCAAGATGGCTGCAACCGTATGCCCGATTTGCGAATCGGGCCATCTGCATCATCAGATTGAAGATATCGAAGTCGAATACATGGGTCACACTGCCATGCGCCCAAGCCACTACTCTGTGTGTGACGCTTGCGGTAGTGAGCAGGCAACGGCTGCCGACCTACGGCACAACAAACGAGACACACTGGCGTTTAGAAAAATGGTGATGGGTCTCCTCACTGGAGCCCAAGTACGGGCCTTGCGGCAAAGCTGGGGAATGACCCAAGAAACCGCTGCTCGTGTATTTGGTGGTGGTCCTGTCGCATTTTCCAAGTATGAAGCGGATGATGTCATCCAGTCTGAAGCAATGGACAAGTTATTGAGACTTGCTGATGAGATGCCCTTGGTTCTACAACGACTGAGACGAGATGCAGGGGTCGTGTATCAAGCGCAAGATCCATGGCAGATAGTTGCTATCGATATGGCAAACGCCGGACGTCAGCAAGCGGTCATCAAGACCAAACGTAGCTTCCAGCATGAGGTTAGTTATGGCTAAGGCCAACAAGGTACTGCAAGAGGCCATTGATGCTCTTGTTATCAACGACGTCTACTTGCATTCCTCACATGCAGCTTGCCTTGATGATTTTGATCCAAAGTACTTCGGCGATATGGATTCATTGCAGGTGCAGCAAATGCATATTGTTGAACAAAGCCAGTTATTGACGCTGGATGGAGGGCAAGACCTGCTGCGAGTCTTTATCCGTATGGGCACTCGCTGGATTCAACCTGTTACAGAGGGTGAACATGACGAAGAAAGTGAGCCTCAAATCAAGGCAATCATCGAAGCTGACTTTGTTGCCGAATATCAAGTCAAGACTGCACTATCGCAAGACTGCATAGATGCGTTTTCTTTGCAAAACGCTAGCTATCATGTCTGGCCTTACTGGAGAGAATATCTCTGTTCCCAATGTGAACGGATGAGATTACCCAGAGTTGTTTTACCCACTTTGCAAGTTCCCAGATCAAATAAGTAACCACTCGCACCATTAACGCTGTGACCACTTTTTCAGCGCCTCCAGCACTTTGACGGCCAGAGGCGCATCCAACCATCCTACCTCGGCCACCCCTACCCCGCCGTTTAAACGGGCGGTCATCCGTTGCACCCAATGGTTTAATGCGGTTTCTGAACCATCCCTGACGATGCCAAGACGGGCCATCTCGCACCAGATGGCCCTGATCTTGGCAATTTCATTGACCCTGACGTGGCTACCGGCCGCAGGACTCAACCGTCTGTTGGCCGTATGGCGAGCAGGCTTGGGAATAAAGCCCGCCGCCTTGAAGGCAGTCACTACCTGTTCCAGCTCCTGCTCGCTCAACAGGGCGGCGCTGCGCTTGCCGGTGTGGCTGGCCAGCAAGTCGCGGTAACACTCATCATCAAGCGCCAACGCACGGCGCCCTACCTGTACCAACCGGATAAATCTGCTGCGCTTGTCCATCACCTATCCACTCCCGGTTCCGCCTTACTGTCATGGTGCTGCCCGGCCACCCTCAGCTGTTGGTAGTGTTCATTGAGGCACCCCCGACACCAGCTGGAGAGCCCGGAGGCATCGCTCGCCACACCGAAAAACTCGGTATCCCATGGCCAGAACTCGCCACAACGGGGGCAGCGCTGCTCCAGCCCCAGTTCGGTGATGCAGGCCCGACCGCTTTGCAGGCGACGGGCCAGAATATGGGGAGCCAACAGGGGACTATAGATGGCCATGGCGATCCCCGGCTTCGTGTACCCCGCCACAATCTCTGGCCGATTTCGCCTGCTTCAATTCGGCCACCAGTTGCCAGCGCATCTGGCAGGCTTCTCCGGCCAGTGCGTGAAAACCACGGGCGCGCGCCTCTTTATCAAACTGTTTGAGCTGTTTGCACACAGCCCGTTTCTCAGCCGCTACCAGTGCAATGGCTGCGCTGCTGAATATCTTGGTAAGCCGAATATCCATCTCTGTTTTGGTCATCGCCGTGCTCCTTGTATCAAGACGGTGAAGACCTGGGCCCAGATCGTTTGGTTGCTCATCAGTACCCGGCCACCACACCGGGTAGACAGGGCGGCAGTGCCGCCCTGTTTCGCATCGGGCCATTACTCGAACTGCAGTGGCGCCACCCCTTGATACTCCTCGGCATTGAGGGGGGCAGGCCCCAGCCCCAGCGCCCAGAGCAGGGCGGCCTTGATGCCATCCTCATAGGTGTCATCGGGGTAGCAGGTGCCCTCGGTTTCGGTGATCTGCTCACAGAGCAGCAGCTGCTCTTCCGCTTTTTCCACGTTGATTTCCATCACGCCTCCTCCCTATACCTTGGCCAGATCCAGGCTCATCTGGATGTAACGCCCGTGGGCGTCACGCTCGTAGAGCCGCAGATATTGGCTGGTGCCGGTCACCTGGATGGCATCGACAGCGGCTTGCATGGCCAACAGCCAATCCGGGTCATCGATATTGAGCTGGCGCAGGGAGAGCACCTGATTCACGTCGATATGACCGCTCTTGGATACCCGAAAGGCATGGTCTACCAGAGCGCGGATCTCGCTGCTGGCGCCATCGCTCCAGCGGGCGATGCACTGGTCAATCAGCGCTTTGGCGGCCTGGATCCGTTCATCAAATTTGCGGTGCTCCCCCACCGCCCGAATAAGCTTGTAACGGCCATCAAAACTGAGCAGGGTCACGTTGCCCTTGGTACCGCCCCACGCCACGCCATACTGCTCGGATGACAGGTCAACAAAGTCGTTAATCTGCTGCATGGCGCCAATCTTGAAGGCAGCCAACTGTGCGCGCTGCTCGCGGGCAGCCGCAATGATGGCCAGCACCACTTCATCGCGCAGCTTGTCTGCCGGGGCGATCAGGTTTTCCGGTACCCAGTGCCCCTGAGCGTTCTGGCGCATCGGGGTGGTACTGCTGGTTTGTGCTTCTTGCATGGGCTTCTCCTTAATGGATCTTGTTGCTGCCAGGCACCGGAGGGCACATCACGGCGCTGTACTGCTCTGTTGTCGCGCTCGCCAGCTCCTCTTGGTGGGTCGCGCTGCAGAATTCGAGAAACTTGGGTAACTGGCGCAGTACCACCCGCGCCAGCGCCTCGTCTTCTATCTCAAGCTGGATCTTGCTCATCTCATCCCCCTTGCCGGTTTCAGGATTCTTGGCTCCAGTGCAGCAGGCAGCCGCCAAAGCGCACCAGGGCGACTTCGCGCACCACGCCCGCCAGACATTCACGGCTCAACACGGCGCGCGCCTGCATCTCTTTGGGCAGTGGCCCGGTGACCGCCAGCAGCGGGGTATGGCAAACCCGACTGGTGCGAACGTCATATCCCTTGGCCGTCAGCCAGTGGCTGAGTTGCTCGGCGGTCTTTTGCAAATTGCTGTGCAGATACTTTTTCATCCCGTTCTCCTTGTGATCTTGTCACCGGGCCCACCGCGAAAGAGCCCCGCCAACCCTTATTTGCCTTCTTGCTTGTCGAGCAGTCGGTTGTATTTGATGGCCATGATTTTCAGCTCTTCGGCCAGCAATTCACTTAGAATGCGCAGGCTGCTGCTGGCATTGTCGCCATCGCTTTTAGCCTGACGGCGCAATCTGGAGAGGGTTGCCTCGGCGTCATAGCGCGCGGCTTTCTGCTGGCCACTGCCCTGCTCTACCGATAACCGCATCGGGCGGCGCAGTTGCTGCGCCTCGGTCAGCTGGCTATGGGGGCAACCGCTGCGGCATGCCTTCCAGAGCTTGATATCCATCGGACTGCTGCCCACTTCGCTCGGGCCACGGCGTTGGTGAGCGAGACACTGGTGCGCCGGGATATCCCCCAGGATGGGGCACCTCACCTTGTTGCCCATCAGGGCCCCCTCCACCAGGGTCTGTACCCTTGCCATATCGCCGGGATACTTTTCGTTGCATACCTGGCTGATGGTGGTGCGAGAGAGCCCGAGCTTCTCGGCCACCTGGGCCAGCGAACTGGCCGCCACTTCGGCCTGCAACACCTCAAGCCACGTTTCCATGTGTCTCCTCCTCCCGTTGGAACGGGTATAACTGCTGCTGGTTTTGATCCCAGCAACCATGGTCACGACACAGCGGGGCATAACGGCCTGTATCCCTGACCAGCTGATAGCGTCCTGTCAGGCCGTGTCTGGCGGGTACAGGTAGCAAACTGTCAACTTTGAACAGCACTTTGACGTAACCGGCTTTCACCAACCTATCGGTGTAAAACCAGGCTTGTTTCTGACCCGTCTCTGCCGTCAGCATCAGGTCTGTCAGAGTGAAGAAGCGGCTGATCTTCATGGTGTTCCACATTTTCTGTTGATTGGTTTTGCGCTTGTTCCTGCATTTGGGCCGCTTCTGGCCACTGCTTTTGCCAATCGGTGGCATGTATTGAGCGCTAACCACTTTGAAATAGGCCGGGCGGGATACCACGCCGTCCGGGTGTTTAATGAGGTGGCCAGCGGCCAACCAGTCACGCACGACCTTGTAGATATGAGCCTCAGAGATTCCCGTCACGGCGATCACGTCCTTGATCAGAAAAGTCTCTTGCTGGCACATCCATTCCCAGGCTTGCAACGTCATTAGCGTTGCTTTTGTATCAACCACTGGAATCCCTCCCGTGCTTTGTTTTTATTGGCTGTAGCCTGACGGCTAGCGGCTGCGACGCACGTCATGGAGCAGCTCGCTGGCGTCAACGTCCTCCAGCCGGATAATCCGGGCATCGGAGGCCATCGCCATTTTTTCAATCTTGTCGAGGGCCGAGACGATGGTGCGCACCACGCCGTTGGAGCGCTTGCGGATCAGATCCAGCAGTGCATCGTCGATCTCCACGTCCACCTCCAGCATTTCGCTGGCAATCAGGGACACGTCATCGAGATCGGCCGGCTTGAATTCGATCCACTGGGAGATGCGGTTAAACAGCTGCTTGCGCTGGCTGATGCGGCGGGCAATCTCTTCCATCCCGACCAGGATCAGGGGTTGTTCGGTGGCATCGTAGATATCGCGCAAGGTCTCCATGATGCGGGCATTGCCGACCACGTAATCGGCCTCGTCCACGAAGATGGCCAGCTCTTCGGCACGGACGGATTCGATGATGCTATCGACCTGAGCACGCAGGTTGTGGCGCTGGGGAATGCCGATCTCTTTGGCAATCTGCTCCAGCAGGCTGGTCACCGTGTCGGCCTTGTAGCAGCGGACATAGATGCCGTTCACTTCGTCCTGGTTGAACAGCCACTCCACGGCGGTGGTCTTGCCAAAGCCGGAGGGGCCGTGGATCAGGCCAATGCCTGGCACGATGCTGGAGCGGTTGAGCAAGTTGTCGAGCAGTTGCTCGGTCTTGATCATGTTTTTGACTTCAACGATCTTGTGTTTCATAGTGGGTTTGTCCTTTGTTTTTGGGCCTTTTCGGGCTATTCGCTAACCTTTTGCCTGGGTGCGGCGGGTAGCCCGAACTTCATCCAGATGGCGGTTAATGCGTTTTGCCATCAGCTTGTGGCTGTAGAGGTATCGGGTCAGCCACTCCTTCTCCCGCTCTGTCAGCGGGGTATCCAGCTCCCGCTCTGCCAGATAGATGGCTTGCTCGTACTCGGTCTTGAGTGCTCTCGATTCCTGCCCTGCGGTGGCTTGCGCCCGCTGCGCTTTCGCTTCTCGTCTGGCTTCTATGGCGGCCAGCTCTGCCGCATTGAAACGGGCGGGTTCAGCGGTGGTTGAAACCCCGGTGAGCGCGGCCAATGCCGGGTTATCGAGGGTGAGATCGCGCCGACTGAACGCTTCAATACCCTTGGCCTGATCGACGAAGTGGCGCACCACATCCTGATGGAGCTGGTCGATGCCAAAGGTCTTGGCAAGGTTGCGCATCTCGCGGCGAAAACTGGCCAGCGCCTTGGCATCGGCTTTTTTGGCCGCCCGGAAGGCATCGGGACTGATGCCATTGCCCAGCAGGTCGATGTTGATGGCCTCGATCCGCTCGTTCCAGTCGCCGGTGCGGTACAAGATGGCGCGGCCCACATCGCACGGATCGAGAAAGACGCTGACCCGCTGGCTCTTCCAGTTGTGCTCCAACAGTTCGGGGGCGCTGTATTTGAGGCCACCGGCCTTGATAAAGCCTTTGGAGACGGTCGCCTCGCCGATATGGTTGAGCAGCAGATCCAGCGCAGCTTCATCGGGAATGGCGCGGCGCTGATAACGGGCCAGCTGGTACTTTTCATTGGGGCTGATGCCAAGGGCACTGTGCTTGCGGTTGTGGTAACGGGCATCGAGCCAGTTATCGAGCAGGGTTTGCAGCTCTGCGGGCGTCATGGCCAGCTCGTAGATCTCTTTTTGCGCATCCGGTTTGCGCTTCTCCTCCAGCCGCTGGGCAAAGCTCTTGCGCGCCTCGATCACCTGACGGTCTGCCACGCAGTGGCCGATATAGGAGGGCAACAGCTCGATCAGGCCGTGGCTCAAGGTGCGGAAAAAGCGCTCGATATGGGGTTTCTCCCACCCCGAGTAGGCGTTGGAGCGGCTGACGTTCATGCCAAGCAGGGTGCAGATGGACATGACCCGCTGGCTCACATAGTCCGAGCCGTTATCGGTGCGCATCACGCCGTTATCGTTGAGGGTGCCCCAGGCCAGCAGGGTCTTGCGCAGCAGCAGGCAGATCCCCTCGCTCGATGAGCTCTTGGCCACCAACAGACGAACGCGACGGGTATACACGTCGATCACCGCGATGATGCTGTGGCGACCATCCACCAACATGGCATCGACCGGGGTGCTATCGAACTCCCACACGTCGTTGGGCTGGGCCATCCAGGGGTACATCTCCTCGATCGCGCTGCGGTATTTGTTGTTGTAGGCATCCGGGTTGGTGGTGTAGGTAAAGGCCACCTTGTTCTCTGCCAACCATTTCACCATCCAGCGTCGCAAGGAGGATTGGCTGGGGATCTGCCATCCCAGCTGATTCATGTCGCTGTATTGGCTGGCCAGTTCGTGCAGCGCCCCCCACTTGTTGGCCAGATGGGGCTTGGTGGTGACCAGTGCGGTGAGAAACTGGGCCAGATCCGGGCTCTGCTCGACGGTTGATGGCCGTTCCCGCTGATAGTTGCCAGCCAGGGCTGCGGGGCCTTCATCCGCCAACGCACTTTGCCAGCGGCGCAAGGTGATCAGACTGAATGGCTTTTGCCTTTCATAAACGCTGACAGGCAGGGCGAGAGTGCGGGCGCGGTATGCCTCGATAAAGGCACGGCGACCCACCTCCCCTTGCTGGCAGGCGTGATAGGGGGCCAGGAAGATATCGGCGGCCTGCAGGATCAGCAGTCTGGCATCGACCTTCTGGCGAGCCCCCTCCCCCAAAGTCAGCAATTTTCGGCCTGCCTCCGGTTTGACCGGCACCTCGCGCGCCAGCAACTTGGCCATGGCCTTGCCACCCGCTGCATGATCGGTCACCGCATGGCCTTGTGCGGCCACCGCTTGTTCTGCCAGGTAACGGCGGGTTTCAATCGGCAGTGAGCCAATGTGGTATTCGGCCCCTTTGCCTTTCTCGCGCTTGCGGCTTTGCCACTCTTCACGCTCGGCCTTTTTGCGCACACCATCGGGGTAAGCGGGCATGCCGACCAATCCGGCCAGCGCCTGGGCGGTGTACCAGGTGCTCAT